GATCTCTTGTAGTACCTCCTGCTTATAATGGGGAGTATACAACTCCCAAAACGTAGCACGGCGTACTGCGAGCCTCAACACAGCACCAGTGGGCCCCACCCGCCGCCCTGGGGGTCTTGGACCTGAGCAGTGGCTCGGCAAAGTTAGTAGGTGCTTACTACTGCGTGCCGACGAACGGTCGATCTGTGCCGACGAACGGTCGCATAAAATTAGGTATAGCAGCTAGACTAGGGTATAATATCTGTACCGTATAAGAGATACGGTGCTAACTAAAAGGAAAGAAAATGCTTAAGTATCTAGCCGTAGTTGATAAGTCGGGCGTCGCGCGTAAACTGACGCTTAAGAAGTACTCGTCGAAGTGCCTTCCGAAGTTGCGCTACCGCGCGCTGCCGATCTCGGTGGACGGGGCGTCGGTGGTCGGGCGCGTGACGGGAAACGCTACGTGGGCGGGCGGTACGTCGAAGGCGATTGAGTATATCGGCGTGGACGTCGCGGGCGATGCCGTCTACGTGACCCTTAACTGGGGCGAGAAAGCGTCCGATTTCGAGGGCCTGAACTTCGTCGTGAAAGAGGGCGAGGGCGATAAGGTGCCCGAGCGCGTGACGATTACGAAGGCGGCGCGTGAGCGCGAAGCTGGACGGGTCTCCGAATTCCGGAAAACTTGGGCGGCGAAAAACGCGCCTGCCCCGGTCGAAGTCGTGGAAGCCGAAAAGGTCGAAGCCTGACCTCGAGGTTGTCCGAGAAACCCCGCCGGTGGCGGGGTTTTTTATTGCCTCGTGCCTGGCCAGCAGTTCGGCCATCTTGGTGGCCAACGCGGTCCACCCCACCACAAGACGCCAGTCTTGCGAGCCAAGTCCAGGAGATTGCTGGCCAAGAGCCATGGATGGGGGACATCTGTTCTGCGCGGCATCCAACCCATGGCAACTGGGTGACTTAGTCCAGGAGATATGATTGATTCAATTGGGGACGAATCCAGCTCGATTCATCCCTTACGGCTAACGGGTCCTTACGCCAAAATCCACATAGTTACTCCCCCCCGAGCTTCGACAGAATCAACTAGCCATTTCTACCCCCGATGACCCTAATGATCTTTTTACCGTAAACCCGTAAACCCGTAAGCAAGCATCTCTACGCCCGGACTCCACACCTTACGGTCATCCCCATTATCCAACGTCCTACCCGTAACCGTAAGGTGTTTACTTGAACCTTCTCTGATTCAGCAAAAACCCTACCCGTAAGGCCGTGGTCCTATTTTTAATTGACTTTTGGTTGTTTCACGCTTTACTTTTCACTCGATATCATATAGACTAGAGGTTCGGTCTCGTACCGAATCCACCCATACCACTAAAGGAAAAAGCATGAGTTATAACTGGATTAGAGACCCCAAGATTCCCGGCACGAACTGGACATTTCCGCGCGGGACCATTATCCCCAATCTCTTCGGGATCAACGCCGACCGCTACCCAGACGAGGAAATTGCTCCCCGTTACGTCCAGGGTATCAAGATATGGGTCAAGGCGAAGGGCGCGCCTAAGCATAATCGCCACCCTTCCGCTGCTCGGGCGATGGCCGAGTGTCCCGTATGCCTCAAGATTGTCTCCATTGGGCGTCTAGCCCAGCACGGGAAGATCCACCAAGGTCTTCCGTTGTCCCCCGTAGATCCCAACCGCGTTTAACCCAAGAGGAAGAAATGGCCGACTCCACGAACTTCTCAATGAATAAGCTCGACGCACTAAAGAATATACAACACGTTCTAGAAGCATTTATCCCGACCACGGATCTTTACAAGGCTAAGATCACGCTTGCCCTTCGTGACCTCGAGCTGATAATCGACGCTGAGACCCTTGATCAACGTAGCGTCGCGCGGACCAAACTGGAGACGTTTCGATGAGTAAGCAAAATCCATTCTTTACTGCTAAGCTTCAATTAGACGTGGGACTAGGCATTGGTCGTATATGGGTCCGCGATGACGGCGGACCGCCTAATGAAGCAATGTTATTTGAGGGCAAGGACTACGAAGCTAAGCAGATACATACGCTGCTTACGGAAGCATTTAAGAACTTCCAAGAGAATCGATCATGATCCCTAAGTGCTGCGGCGTACCGATGCAAACTCTAACATCTAACCGCTACGTGCGGTTTAGATGCTCCCACTGCGGACAGTTCGTCAAGATTCTCCAACCGAAACGGCCTCGTCACGCTTTACTTTCCACCCTATCTGCGGTAGACTATAGTTCGACTAACCCCTAACCAAGGAATAAGATGCCTACATTCTTCCTCCACTACGGTAACACGGAGACCTCGTTTAAGGCCCACGCTAAGGGCCTTATCACGGTTCTCCCTGATCCCAGGGAGTTTCTGGATACCCACGAACACAAGGAGTCGGCGGCGGTCGTTAAGACCATCGAAGCCGCTAGCTGGCTCGACGCCCGCCTGGAAATCCCGGGCTAATACCAACGGGGCCGAAAGGCCCCCACTAAAGGAAAGAGAATGAGAGATCACAAGAACGCGCCCGAACTGCTAGTATACAATATGCTAGCCGCCTGTAGTCCCGCGATGGTTACGCTCGATGATATTGACGCCACCTTCGGCGACGAGACCTGGGTGAGGATTGTCGAACTGCTAGAGGGTAAGGCAGTCTCCGAGTGCCGCTGGGGGACGGATGATATTGCCGAGCGCGGGCCGATCCGCAACGGCCACATCGACGAACTGACCGAGGTCTTTACAATGAAGGACGGTTGGGAGATCAACGTCTATTCCAATAACGTACTCGCTGCGTTTCCGACCCATGGTTGTTCGGGCGGTGGCGCTTTCGTCGTAAATTGGTGAACTTCCTACGACTGACCGCTACGGCCCTGTTACTTATAGGGGCTGTAGCGGTTATTGTACTCTACGGGTGGGTGGATGCCGACTACGGCTGGTATATCCTCCCCATTATGTACGCAATGCGTAGAATTGGATAGGGACTTTCACCGAATAGCACTAACTTTCGTCTGAAGCACTCTTTACTTTTGCCGGCAAAACCGTTATGCTATACTTACCCTCAAAAAGGGTAGGACATTTCCCTAACCAATTAAGGACTTACATCATGGCCAAGAAAGGCTCCAAGAAGTTTGACGCACCCGAAGGCGCGGTAGAGCAAGCCGCTCCGCAAGTCGAAGTCAAGACCGCCGAGCAAGCTGCGCCCGAGGGCGAAGACACGACCGAGGCGACTGTATCGAAGGCTCAGTCGTTCCTGGAAGACGCGAACGGGGTGCAGTATCAGATCGTGCGGCGTCCCAAGCTGCCGAAGCGGGCCGATAAGGCACCCGACGGCGACTTCCAGATCGTCGTGGACGGAGAGTCTGTCCCCGTTTGGACGACGAACTCCAAGGGCTTCAGCGCTCCGGATAAGGTCATCGAATACATCTGGGTCGATCTGAACGAAGGTGCCGAGCGCGGATTCATTACGCTCGACTACATGGTCCCCGCGAACAGCTGGGAAGGTCTCGAATTCACGCTCGGCCAGGGTAAGGCGAATCGTGAAGACCCGGCGCGCATCTCGAAGGATCAGGCGAAGGAAGATGCTCGGAAGGAACTGTTTCGCCAGACTATGGCCAAGAAGAAGGCCGAAGCAGCCGCCGAAACGCCCGAGACACCCGAGCAACCCGCCGCTGAAGCGGCCAACCAGTAACACAGCCGTGGCAGGCTTTGGGCCCGAAAGGGCCCATTTTTTATCAGCCGAAAGTCCTCGACTGAACGGGCAAAACGGAGTATAATCATTAGATCGAGTCGGGAGAGATGCGGCCGCGTCTTTCCAGGATTCTCTGGACAAGTTAGATCGATGTAGGATTGGGTGCAACGCCCCCTGCTCAGTCTCTCAAGTCCCAGATTCGGTTACCAAGGGAACCCCGTGCCCTTCTTCGCTGAGCCCATAGCCTCTCCATACACTATTTGGATAGACTACTGTAAGTCACGTGGTCTAACTCCAGAGACGCTCGCCCCAATGAAGGGCGAGGTAATGAGCATAGAGCAAGCTGCGAAGCATATTGGAGTAGGTATCTCGCAGTTTAGGAAAGCTGGAGCAGTGGGAGCATTTGTGTTCGCATTGGCTCCAGGGATTCTTCAGGCTAGGTTGCTATACGACCCTGATCAATCTAACGTCATCCCTCTTCCTGGTACTACTCTAGCCAAGCCGACCAAGTATTATAACATAAAGAACGCGCCCAACGTTCTTTATGTACCTCCCCATATAACGGATTGGTTTACTGAAACTAAGTACAATTTGCTTATAGTGGAGGGGGCTCTGAATGCAGTACGGTTAGCGGCTCAGGGTTACCACGCCGTATCTATCACAGGCGTACCCTCGTACCATACGGGAGGCAAGCATACGCCTATCATTCCCGAATTAGTGGAGTTCGCCCGTAGCAATCAGGCCGAGCGAATCACTATTCTATTTGACTCTGATACAGGAGATCAGGAACGCAAGCGAGAACTCTGGAACGGGATTCACAATTTAGCTCAAGATCTAATGAAGCTAAGGGCGCAGCGGAGGGACTCCATTTATATCTGCCGCCCGCCGGTCAAGATTAACGGAGACAAACGAGGACCTGACGACTATCTCAATGAAGTCGGTATAGATGAATTTAACAAACTGCTTAGGGAAAAGTCTGAACGATATGATGACAATCCATATCTGCGAATAGAACGCAAGGCGCTCGACCGATTCATATTCGATCAAACTACAGGTACGTTCTACGACTGCGATCAACGTATTTCTGTTAAGACCGAACACGCCGAAAATATCATGCGTACCTTCGGGATGGTAGACGATATACTTGCCAATCGTCCCTCCCGTATCACTTATGACACTAAGCGGCTTCTTGCGGCTCCCGACGTGCGAATAGCCGAGGGTCTTCAGTATCAACCTGACGTAGACGAAATGTATTTCAAAGATGAATCAATTGAACCTCCTGCTTACAAGATAAATAAGTTTCAACCTATTGATCTGCCGAAGGCAATCAAGGGCGATGTGTCTATAGTCTACGAAGTTCTCAATTCTCTCTGCCGCGACGATACAACTGCTGTAGGCAAGATACTAACGGTCATAGCGTACCATGTTCAATTCCCTGCCTCTACCCCCAAATACGCTCTTCTGTTTACCGGGGAGCAACGAGCAGGCAAGACTAACTTCGCCAAGCTTACAGGTTTAGCGATGACGAAGAAGTACGCATCCTTTCGGGTCAATTTGAAGGTAGACTTCAATTCTACCTGGCGAGGACGACCTTGTTGGGAATGGGCCGAGTTCGACAAGATAATGGATGAAGAATGGCTCAAAGATTTGATCACGGGGGACAGCTATGAAGTGAATACTAAGTACGGCACGAATTATCGTGAACGCAACTATACATTGAATATCTTCACCTGTAACGGACTTCAGAGTAAGATACAGGAAGGAGACAGTCGCTTCGTAGTCGGTGGTTACGCGCGCGCGGATAACAAAGCGTTAGGGCTCAAGTTCGAGCAATGGGTCAATAGTACCGGCCCCAATCACTTCCGGTATCATTTACTTAATGAAATAGATACCTCAGGTTACGACACTTTAGATACTTGGACCAAAGCGAAAGCCGCTGTGATAGAGGCTAGCAAGGGTTACAAGGCTACTGTGAAAGACTACATTATGGAGGAACTGTCTACTATTCCTGAGTTAGAGTGTCTCCCCAATAATGTACTAACTATTCTGCTAGAGCCGCATCGTGTTAACGTCATCTCATTCAATAAAGAGTTTGGACAATTCTTCGTCAAGCCCGGTTCGGAGGTAGTGTGGATTAACGGGGTGGCTACTAGATTCAGAGCTTTCAAGAATACCGAGAAGTGGTTAAAGGAGACCAGATCGGAATTGTATAAAGAACAATATGAACTAGCCATGAAACTCGTCAATCTTAATAGCAAGAAGTATTAGCATGATACTGATGATGTGCCTTCAATGCGGACGTAGCGTAGAGGATGACGAAGAAGGATGTGATTTAGACAATCTTATTTGTCCTCAATGTATAGAAAGACCTGGTTGGGACATATATGAAGGAACTAAGGTAATGAAACAAATGGGTTTACGTCATCTAAAATCAATTAAACCCACCGAAAACCGCTAGTGCTAGGAACAAATCTATAGTATACTAGTATCAGAATTCGAGCCTAGCCGATTGCTAGGCGTACTAGTGAAGGGTCTCAAAATGAAGGCAACTCTCACGGCCTATCCTGCCTACGGACGGGTCTATCCCACTTCCGATAAGTTGATCGAAGACTTCCTCAAGGGGAAGGACTTTTCCACGTCTACGCGCGGTGGTCCGTACTTCTCCATCCGTGACTTCACGGAAGAGGATACTCTCAAGGACTTCGACCAAGTCCACATTCAGCAGCCTAATCCGAGGCTGAACGTCGTTATCACAAGGAGGATGATGTGCGTCGTAAAGCTGGCCAAGGAAATCAGACGGTCCATTTTGGAGTCTCCCAAGGACTCTCCCGTACAGGAAAAACCGTAGGCGACAAGACCTTCAAGTCTGCGCGCCTAGCCAAGCATTACATGAGAACAGGAAAGGAAGGCAAGAAATAATGGAATTCGAGCAAACAATCTCCTCCCAATTGCCGGACCTCGTGAACCAATACATTTCGGTTCGCGCGCAACGTCTTAACCTCGACAAGGAGGCTAAGGAAGTGAAGGAGTTTGAAGAGATTCTCAAGGACGCGATCATCAGTAAGTATCGCGAGCAGGGACTCTCCGCAATGGGGGCGGCTAACGGCATCGTCAAGATGTCTACCCTCATCGAGCCGGTCGCCCTAGATTGGATCAGTATTTGGGAGTACATCAAGGAGACCGGTGAATTCGATCTTCTTCATCGTCGGCTGACTAGCCTAGCGGTGAAGGCGAGGTGGGAAGAGGGTATTGAGCTTCCCGGTGTAGGTAAGCAAGAGGTTTACAAACTCAGCGTATCTGGTGCTAAATGAGTTTTCTAGATGACATAGACTTTTCATGGGAGGGTCCAGAAGGCTACGATTTTGATCAAGAACCTGGTTACGAGTTAACTGAATCTGACCTCATTAAAGAACTGGAGACAGTAATGGCCGACCCGAAAGCAACACCGCCCAAAGCGGCACCCGTAGTTCCCGCAGTAGCCCCGAACAATGCCGTAGCTAATTGGCAGGAAGAACTCGCCAAGATGGCGGTACAGACGGCGGAAGCAGAGAAGCCGTCCGGCAATTGGGTATCGTTCAAGGGTGGACAGCTCACCATTGGCGGTAACTCGATGCCCAAGAATCGGGTGAATTGTGTAATCATTCACTCCATTTTCGAGAACCAGCTCTACGAAGACAGGTATGATCCGAACAATCCTCAGCCGCCAATCTGCTACGCGATGTCCGAGACGGATGACGATCTCAAACCACATCCGGATTCAGCAAAACCTCAGGCGGAAACCTGCGAAGTATGTCCGAATAATGTCTGGGGTAGTGATCCCGGTGGCGGCAAGGGGAAGGCTTGTAAAAATGTTCGCCGTCTGGCGATTGTATCGGCGGATGACCTGGATGCAAGCAAGCTCCCTGGGGCAGAAGTTGCACTGGCGAAACTACCGGTCACGTCCGTTAAGAATTGGAGTACCTACGCCTCGCAGATCGCGAATGTGCTCAAACTCCCCCCATTGGCGGTAATTACCGAGATGTCGGTCGAGCCTGATCCTAAGACTCAGTTTCAGGTGAACTTCCAGCTGATGGATAAGATCGCGGATGGGGCGATTATACAAGCTCTTCTCAATAAGCGGCGCGAGTCCACTCCGCTTATCTTCAGTCCCTACGACAAGCCGCAACCGAAGCCGGAAGGACAAGCCGTAGCACGGAAGTACTAACCAAGGAGGAAGCATGGACCGTCCTAGCACGAAGCCCGCCGATCCAAACTGGATACCGGCCAAGAACTATCCGTCATCGATGAAGATGGTGGAAGACCTTCAGGCCCATAAGTGGAACAATAAGGTACTATTGGATGGAGGCGATGTAGTACAATTCTCACTCTGCCCGCCGCCGGTCCTGAACTACTACACGCAGGCCGACTGGTCGGTCGGGCAAGAGTATACCTCAGGTCAACCCACTACGGGTACCGGCACTAGTACCGCTGGTCAGGAAGGGGTGCTTCCGTTCGGTGGTCACGTCTACACTGGAACCCCGCCGTATCCTAGCATGGAAGGTGATGAGACGTACAAACTTACCTTGACCGTCCCCGCTGACTGGCCTAGCGGCCCGAACATGAATACGATCAGCATCGGGGAGCATGGCAGCAGCGGCGGTCCGCAGCAACGTGACGTGAAGCTAAAGGATGGTAACGGTGCGCTCATGTATCAGGCTATCGGCACCTATCCCTCCATTCCTTACTGCGTCGGCGGGCCGCCTGGACCTAACGTGATCGTGCTACAACCAGGCGGGATTTACGTCCTGGAAATCTTCAACAATGGCCCTAACCAGCCCTATCCGCCGATCACGGATATGGTGGTACACTGCTACGCTCCGCAGAAATAACTTGGACGAGAAGGGACTACTGACTAGGGTAGTCCTGCTAGAGGCTAAGGTGAGAATTATCACCTTAGCCCTAGAAGGCATGATAGCCGCCGCCGTAGCTGCCCTGATTGCGTACTTCTTCAAATAGGAAGCCTATGAACATAATCGACTTTGAAACGGAAGGAATTGAGAAGCGGCCCAGCTATCCGCCGAAGCCGGTGGGAGTCAGCATCTGGTACGCGAATACCCTGGACCCGTTCTATCTCGCGTGGGGACATCCCTCTGGGAACAATACTACGTGGGAGCAAGCTCAGCGTATCCTCGGGGCAATATGGGACCAGGAAAACTGCTACCATAATGGCCGCTTCGACACCGAGGTAGCCCATAAATGGATGAACCTCCCCCGTCCGCGCGATCCGCTGAAGGTCCACGACACGCTGTTCTTGAACTATCTGTACGATCCCCAGGCCGATACCCTTAGCCTGAAGCCGTCCGCGAAGCGCATCCTAGGTCTGGACCCCGCCGAGCAGGATACGCTTCACAAGTATCTAGCCTCCAAGGGTTACGGCAAGGAACCCGGCGCTCATATCTGTAAGGCGCCCGGTGATATGGTGGCGCCCTACGCTAATGGGGACACGTATCGGACGCGGTTGCTCTTCGACCATCTAATGATGGATATTAACAAGAAGGGTATGCTGGAAGCGTACCGTAGGGAACAACGCCTAGCCGCTATTCTGAATCAAAACGAAGCCGATGGTATTCGTGTTAACAATAGGAAACTGGAGACCGATCTTGGAATCTACGAAGGACAACTCACTATTGTCTCAGAACGCCTCATCAAGCTCATTGGTCCGTGTAATCTTGATAGTGCCGCTGAGCTCGGTACACGACTTATTAAGAGTGGCCGGTGTGATGAAGGGGACTTCAGGCGGACACCCACTGGCAAGGTTAGTGTCGCTAAAGGCAGTATTGACGACGCCGTCAGAGACCCCGAGCTCAAACAGCTCATCCAGTACCGGGGAAACTTGAAGACTATCCTCACGACCTTCATGAGGCCGTGGGTCGAGCTAGCTGCCCGCAACGGGGGGAGGCTCCATCCTAACTTCAATCAAGTACGTGGAGAGAAGTATGGTACCAGAACTGGTCGTCTCAGCAGTAACGATCCTAATTTTCAGAATGTACCTACTGAATTTGAAGTGATCCCTCCACCGGACCTCTTACCACTCCCCTACATGAGGCAGTATGTTCTCCCCGACGAAGGTGATATACTTGTTACCTCCGACTTCAATGGTCAAGAGATGCGCATCGCGTCGCACTTTGCTGAGGGTCGTGCGGCCGAAATCTATCGCAATGATCCTGGAGCGGACTTCCATCAGGCCGTGTCCGAAATCATTGAGCGCGATGCAGGTCTCAAACTTGATAGGAAACTCGTTAAGATCACGGGGTTCTCGCTCATTTACGGTAGTGGGATTAACTCGCTGTCCCAATTACTGGGCGTGGGTAATAACGTTGCCGCTACGATCCGCTCCCATTATTTCCAGGCTCTGCCGGGCTTCAAAGAGCTCATGGACGATGTCTCCAAAAGAGGTCGCCAGGGTCTACCGGTCAAGACGTGGGGTGGCCGGCTCATTTACGCAGAGAAGGGCAAACTGGTCAACGGTCAGCAGTGGACGTTTGAGTACAAGCTCCTTAACTACCTTATCCAAGGTTCCGCCGCCGACCAAACCAAAGAGGCGATCAACACTGCGGGATACAAGACTTCGCATCGCCGGTTTCTGGCGACAGTACACGATGAGAACGTCTACTCGGTGGACCCCGCTCATCTCCATTCAGAGATAGCCGAGATCAAGGCATCGATGGAAGAGCAGCAGGGATGGGATGTTCCATTCAAGGCTAAGGTGGAGATCGGCAAGAACTGGTGGGACATCCTAGAGTACGCGGGCGCTCCCGTACCGGCGGTGGCTTAACAGTCCAGAACCACTTGTAAAACGACCGCTACGCTATTTTACACCCATAGGGTAGGGTAGGGTAGCTCCCCGAATTTCCCACTCTTAAACAGGCGATTTTACCGTGCCCTTTAAACCGATGCTAGCCGATCCCGTGGATTTCTCAATCCTCCGATTTCCTGTCTTAGCCTCACCGAAACTTGACGGAGTTAGAGCCACTTACCTAGTCGATCAGATATACTCTCGATCACTAAAGAAATTCCCCAACCGAGCGATCAAAGACGCCTTCCAGTTTGACGGACCTCTGGATGGGGAGCTCATCGTAGGCGACCCCACTAGTAAATCAGTCTTTCGAGACACGATGAAGGTAACGTCGTCCTTCAGCGCTCCCATTGACGATCTCTGCTTCTACGCTTTCGATGTAGTTACGGAGGACAAGTTCTCCGAGAGACTGAAAGAAGTGATGGCATATCAGCACGTACACCATCGTATTAGACATGTCCCCCATACGCTCATCTACGACATGACTGGATTGCTTCACTTGGAAGAGAAGGCATTAGACGCAGGTTACGAGGGTCTCATGTTACGCGATCCCGATGGTCTTTACAAGCAAGGTCGCTCGACAGCTCGAGAGGGTGGCCTACTTAAGCTCAAGCGGAAGGAAACATCTGAGGCCAGAATAACAGGATTCGTGGAGCAAATGCACAATGGAAACGAAGCCAAGACTGATAACTTGGGGTATACAGAGAGATCAAGTCACCAGGCAAATCTCGTGCCTATGGGTACGCTTGGGGCGCTTGAGGTGGTTGATATTAAGAGTGGAGTATCGTTTAATATCGGGACTGGACTCACTTTTGCTGATCGAGATGAGATTTGGAAGAATCGAGACAAGTATAAAGGCCGCCTTGTTACCTACGAGTTCATCCCCATCGGTGTTAAAGATAAGCCGCGGCATCCCGCGTTCATAGGATGGCGCATGGATGAAGATATATGACCAACCCAACGAAGGTGTGCCCGCGCGATCCGACGCCGGAAATGGCTAACGCGGGCCTCGAATACTCAGGGCTTCCTGGATCAACGTGGCGCGCCATGTACGACGCCGCTCCCACAGAGGCCGCGCAGGGAGAGGTGGAGGCGGCATTGCGGCTTCTAATGTCCTATGGGTGCCCGGTTTGTCAAGGTGACTGCGCCGGTGCGAATCCTCCAGTCATTACCTGTCCAATGAGCGAAGCAGCCCGCGCCCTCGCGCCCAAGGCGGCGCAAGACATCAGCGAAATGATGGAGCCGGAACCGATGCCCATTCACGGCAAAGCTACCCTGATCGCGTCACCCTCCCCTGTGCCCAAGGCGGCGCAAGACAAGTGTGACGGCAATCATGGCGGCCCGCCGTGTGCCGATCCCGAGTGCTGGTCGAAGGAGACATAATGAATGACCCAATCGAGCCGGAATTCCACAAGCTAATGAACACCTTAGCTGAACTTCTAGACAGAACCTTCAATGGCCATCTGAAGGAAGGTGAGAAGAAGTTAGTGGGATTCTGCCTACTGACCTTCCGCTTTGGCGAGAAGGCACGAGTCAATTACATCAGTAACGCCGAACGTGGCGATATGGTTGAAGTGATGAAGAATTACATTAAACGAGTGGAAGGATCGCCATGAGACCATGGTCCTATAGTCGATTGTCTACTTACGAAACTTGTCCTCGACAGTATCAGTACTCGTATCTTGAACGACTGAAGGGCTTTCGGCCCGAGTCTCCTGCTGCCAAACGGGGGACAGCTATACACGAGCGTGCTGATAAGTACTTCAAGGGACAGCTATCTATGTACCCCTACGAGTTCCAGCGCGTCTCCGGACACCTTATGCTGCTTAAGGCCAAGAAGGCTATGTCCGAGCAAAAGCTGGGCGTTAGGGAAGATTGGTCCCCGTGTGACTTTGGAGACAAGGAAACCTACTTCAGAGCTATACTCGACATAGTCTACTCTGAACCCGGCGTATGCCACGTCGAGGATCACAAGACTGGGCAGGTCTACGACTCCCACCCGAAGCAGATGCTAGATTACGTGGCGATAGCGGCGGCCCATTTTCCTGCTGAGGAATACCATACTCGACTGATTTACGTAGATCAGGGTATAGTGACGAAGCCCAAGATAACCGAGGCCAATAAGATCAAGCCCATCCGACTCATGCTAGATGGAAGGATCAAGAATGCCGAAACCGACACTATCTTCCCGACCAGGTCCGGTAGCCACTGTAGCTGGTGCGACTACTCGAACAGGTACGGCGGTCCCTGTAAATACTGATCTAGAAAAAGTAGGTGAACAGAAGGTAGTTGATCACGCGTTAGAGAGAGGTTGCTTAGTTCTCAAGCTAAACGTACTGGGAAGGAGAGGATGGCCCGATAGATTGTTCATATACAGAGGTAACGTCTGGTTTATAGAATTCAAACGGAAGGGTGAAAAGCCCACCAAATTACAGGAACACATACATGACCAGCTTAGAAGTCACGGAGTCCACGTTTACGTGGTTGACGGTTGGGCCCTTGGGTACGAAGTTATCCACCACTTTACCAAAGGAGATCAAGACGTTTAAGGACTTCGTGAAGGCGGACATCGCTACGGGGGACAACGATCCTACCTACTGGGCTATCGTGCGAGCCCGCGAAGAGTGGGGTCTAGCGTGGGCGGCTAAATTCTGTACCGCTATGCTGACCTACTACCACGTAGGTACGGCAGCTGAAGCAGCGGATCACGATGGGGTGGACTTCTGGGAGTTTATCAAGTCCAAGTATTCTACTGCTCCCCGTGGGTCAGGTCGTCGTCACTTCCGAGGGGTAGCTGGGCTTAACGCCCTGCGGGTAATGCAAGATTTCAGCCCCGATCCGGCAGAGTTTTTCCTCAAGTTTCCCACCACCTACTCTGGGGTTAAGAGCACCTGCGAAGGGCTAGCGCTGTTCGGCCCGTACTACCAGCTTAAAGTGTGCGACTACATGGATCGCTGTCTAGGGCTAACCATCACTTCCTACCAGGGTCTCTCCCGTAATCTGTCCTCCGTACCTGCTAAGGCCGCTCAAGCCTTCTACCCGTACCTCAATGTTCAGCTAGCCTTTGAAAAGATCTGTCGGGACGTGGAAGACCTAGACCTGCTAGCCCCACCCCTATTCGACAGACCTATCGGCCCAGCCGAAATCGAGTCCTGTTTGTGTGATTGGTACCACATCGGTACGGGGACGAACTGGGTAGGGTCAGATAACGTGGGAAAGCGGGCTGGGTTCAAAGGTCATGGTGAGAAGGCCGCTAGGATGGCGGAGTTCATGCCCCCACTAGTTCCCAAGAACTTATTCGTGTACTCCCCTAGACTCGGATAGTGAATACGTAGTATACTCTAGGGGTAGTTACAAAAGGAAAGGTGTATGAGTCAACCGTGGATTCCCAAGGTATATCAATTTGAGGGGGTGAAATTTACCCTCGGCAACTCTAATTGCGGCATCTTCCTCGACCCAGGTATGGGGAAGACATCTATCGTGCTCGCCGCGATTTCCCATCTACGCAAGACCGGCCACGTCAATCGTGTCTTGATTATCGCCCCCATACGGCCCATGTACAAAGTGTGGCCGGATGAGATCAAGAAGTGGGACGATTTCAAACACCTTAGTTACACCATTCTTCATGGGTCGGAGAAGGACGATCGTCTCAAGAACGTATCGGACATCTATCTGTTGAACCCAGAGGGGGTTAAGTGGTTCTTAGCCGCCGGTGGTCCTGACAAGATCAAGACTGATATGCTGGTCGTAGACGAGTCCACTAAGTTCAAGCAGACTAACACTGCTCGGTTTAAGCTCATTCGTCCGCTGCTGCCTAAGTTCAAGCGTCGGATCATTCTGACGGGGGAGCCTGCTCCGAACGGATATATGGACCTATTCGGACAGTGTTTCGTCATGGATCAAGGAGTCAGTTTAGGGAAGTTCATTACTCACTATAGAATGAACTACTTCTTCGCCACCGGTTACGGTGGGTACGAGTGGAGATTACGGGAGGGTGCGGATAAGCTAATCCAAGCGCGGATCAAGCCTAGCGTGATGCGACTGGCCGCCGAGGATCACTTAGAAATGCCCGAGTTGATCTTTAACGACATCTATATCGACCTTCCACCCGAGGCTCGCAAGATTTACAAGAGCTTCGAGGATGACTTTATGGTGGAAATCGGGGACACTACTATCCTCTCCATTAACGCCGCTGCTATCGGTACCAAGTGTAGACAGGTGGCTAATGGGGGAGTGTACGACGAGTTCCATATTAATCACCATATTCACGATGTCAAGACGGAGGCCCTGAACGACCTAGTGGAGCAACTTCAAGGTACTCCCTTGCTCGTAGCCTATGAATTCGAGCACGACCTAGAGCGTATCCGCAGGGTATTCAAAGACGCTCCGTGCCTCACCGGAATGACTGGAACTAGGTTAGACAAGGTAATCGATGCCTTCAATCGTGGTGAAATACCCGTGCTATTGGCTCACCCTCTCTCCGCCGGACATGGACTTAATCTACAAGACGCCTGCCACAATGTCTGCTACTACGGACTCGGCTGGGACCTGGATACGTTTCACCAGTTCTATAAACGTGTCTGGCGTCAAGGGCAACCTAGCAATCGAGTTATCGTACACAGGATACTCGCAGACAAAACGCTGGATAAGGTAGTAGCCAGGGTATTATTGGGCAAAGAGAAGGTACAGACTAACTTCCTCGACGCAATTAGGAGCGAATTCAATGCTTATTAAGTTACACGGCACTAGTGGGTCTGGTAAGAGCACCATAGCCCGAGGATTGATGGAGAAGGGCAAGGCTACCCTCCAGATGGACGTGCCCGCCTACGCGGTGAATATACCCGATCTGGAGGAAGTTCTCTTCATCCTTGGTACTTACAATAGTCAGTGCGGCGGCTGCGATACCCTCACCGCCGGCCAACAAATTGAGCTCATTCATTATTTCGCCCCCAAAGGGCACGTGTTCTACGAGGGTCTACTGGGCTCAGAGTATTACGGTAAGCTGGGAGAGGCGTCTGAACGCTATGGGGACGAACATGTCTTCGCGTTTCTGGATACCCCCATCGAACTCTGTATCGAACGGATCAAGGCGCGTCGGCTGGCTAAGGGCAACAATAAGCCCCTCAATGAAGACAATACCCGAGGCAGGATACGCAAGATACAGATGCTTAAGGATAAGCTGATTCGGACGGAGCGTAACGTGGTTACCCTTGATCACAAGAACGCTCTCGAACAAGTATACAACCTGTACAGGGCCGCAGATGCTAAAATCTAACTTGCTAGGAGAGATGAGATATTGGATGGAAGAGCGGCAGAAAGTCCACGATCTCAAGGTACAGGGAGCCAAGAAGCCCTGGAGTACTGACCCCATCTTTCAACAGTTCAAGTTTTGTAACGTCAAGCGGGAGGACGACAAGGTTACCCAGTGGTTCGCTAAGAACTGGCGGAACGAGCAGTATTGGGACGAGCCCAATTTTATTCCTGCTATCATGCTCGGAAGGACCATTAACTGGCCCGACACTCTAGAGTTCATTGGTTTCCCGAAAGAGTGGAACAAAGACCTATATTGCGGCAAACTGGACTTCCTACAGCGTAAAGGTCTCAAGATATACACCGGCGCCTACATGATTACGGCTGGCCCTACGGGGATCAGAAAGAACCTATGGGTCACGGGTAACGCCGATCACTACTTCAGACGTATACCCAAGCTTGACCCCACTAGCATCCAACGCTCGTGGGAGGCGATTATAGATGGGAAATACCCCTGCGTAGGGCCATTTATAGCGGGGCAGATTATAGCCGACCTGAAGCATACCCCGGTACTCTGTAACGCGAAGGATTGGGATAACTGGGCCGCCGTAGGGCCGGGGTCAGCTCGAGGGTTGAACCGCCTTCACGGACGCCCGCTCAGCGATATCATACCACAGGCCAAAGGACTGGCCGAAATGAGGGAGGTGAAATACCAGCTAGGTAGACAGGATCTATGTCTTCAGGATGTACAGAATTGCCTCTGTGAGTTTGATAAATATGAAAGAGTTAAACTAGGTCAGGGTAAACCACGTAGTAGCTACCCAGGCCGATAATCAAAGGAAAAATCATGGGAAAGAAACCAATCGTCCTTATCAATGGGGGCGGCAAGCCTATCAGTCGGTTCTACTGCTACAAGATTGCGCAACGGGCCATCTTCCGCGCTATGGTTCTCCCCAATACGCACATCCAAATCTGGGATAACGACCTGGGTAAGGAATTGTGTACCGTAACCAAGACTCGTAAGCAGATCGTGATCACCGCCCCATGAAACCAATCGCCCTAACGTACAGAGACGTCAACGAAGCGTACTATGAGCTTCAGTACATCAAGAAGAACTTCGCAGAGATGGAGGATACCAGAAACGGACCGGCACTTGTATTCCAGTGTCCCGTGCTTATTACCCACGCTTCCCCATACCGCAGGGTATTGTTTGACCCCGTGCGGAACGCCAATCCGTTCTTCCACTACATGGAGGCGATCTGGATGCTAGCGGGGAGCAATTCTGTATCGTTCCCAGAGAGGTTCGCCAAGAATATCGCCCAGTATTCAGACAACGCGATGACCTTTCATGGTGCGTACGGACATAGGTGGATGCACCACTTCGGGATCGACCAGATCGAAACGGTCATACATATGCTGAATAAAGACTCTATCACGCGTAGGGCCGTCATTGCTATGTGGGATCCGAGGTCTGACCTAGAGGTAGACAGTAAGGACCTACCCTGTAATACCCACATCTACTTCCAGGTTAAGTATGGAAAACTAGAAATGACCGTTTGTAACAGGTCGAACGATCTAGTGTGGGGAATGCTTGGAGCTAACGTGGTTCATATGTCTATCCTCCAAGAATACATCGCTAACGCTCTCCAGTTAGAAGTGGGCGATTACCACCAATTCACTAATAACCTCCACGTCTACGAGGCCTGGGTAGATAAGTGGAATAAGGAAGGCAAGGACGAGTGGTATACTCTACATCCTACCTTCCAATGTTGGAGGTTCGGCCCACGTAACTTTGACGAAGAGGAAGCTCAGCGATTCGTGGAGGAGGGAATCCACACTAATCGACCCTATCAGTGCCGCATACTGCGGGATAACGCCACCCCCATGTATGATGCCTGGGAGACTTACAAGAGCGGAAACCTGCCCCTAGCTATACACATAGCGGGTCGCATCTTCGACGAGGACTGGAGACAAGGATGTATTCGTTGGTTAGAAAGAGTGGAGAATAAACGTGAAGCCTGACCTCATTACGTTCATGCGCGAAGCCTTCAGGGTAAAGCGGTGGCATACGGTTCCGCACGTAGTCTCTGAAGAGACGGTAGGCGCCCATACAGCTAATATGCTGATGCTAGTGTTTTATCTGTATGACGGTAAGCCACCCCTAGAGAGTGTCTGGAGGACGATGATGCACGACGCTCCC